CTCATTAACAAATTACCCATGTAGAACCTTCAGGTACAGTTACAGTTACACCTTCATCTACAGTTACAGGTCCTGCACTGATAGCATTATAATCTTCTGTAATTGTCTTATCTGATACTATTCTTTTATTGTGTTGAAACATACCTTGAGAAGTTGTATTGCCAATAGAGCCAACTCCTTCTTCAATAAGGTCTGCAATACCTGCTACCGCTTCAATGTCAGCTAGTGTTTGAGTATTAGCTAAGATATTCATATCCTCTAATACCTCAACAGCTGCAATACTATCTATAGCACCATAATGAGGATTAACTAATGCTTCTTTTTCTACTACTGTATTTTTTAATTCTAAGGCCGTACTTGCACTATTACTAGCTTCTTGAGCTTTAGCTATTGCAGTATCTGCGTTTGCACTTGCATTTTGAATCGCTACTATATTTGTAGCGTTTGTATTAACATCTAATATGTTGTCTGCTACTGTTTGTATAGTTGCAACACTTTGTGCTGCTAGAACCACATTATCCATATTAGCCGCAACTATACCTGCATCTGTAGGTGTTAGTAACAAGTCATCAGGTGTTGTACCTACCTGTAGTGTTAGTGTACCTTCTGCAGGGGCAGTGTGAAACACCGCTGCATTGTTAATTAAATCATAGTCATCTGCACTTATAGCTACACCATCAAGGTATATTTTAAGATGGCTCTCACTTAATACATTTAATCCTATTGTAAATATTCTCTGACTACCATTTGAAGGTAGTACTTTATCACTTACCATTATATTCCTTTACTATTATTAGTATATAAGCCTTCATAATTCAATGAAGTAATATTGAAGCTTGTGCTTCCACTATCTTTAAGTGACAGGATAACATCATCTGTATTACCCTGTACCATAAATTTCTTATCATCAAGAGATTTAGTATTGTAGTAATCTACACTACCTACTCTTCTCTTATTTTCTACCACTAGTGTATAGGGCCCACCATTTGTATTAGCTACCCTAACTGCCTTAAACTTAAGACCACCACTTAATGTGTCTACTCCAGCATTACCTGTAGATATACCCCATTTACTTAATTCAATTGAAGCCTCATATGGAACTACTCCATCACTATATTGTGTAAGTGATGTAGGCTCTAGTACTATATGGTGTAGCTTCATAACACCTTCATCCACTGTCATAACAGCTAGTGTAGAATCTACCATAGCCATGTTTATAACATTCTCCGGCATTACCCACTTGTGCCATGCTGATTGTGCTTTCTCTTCACCCTGCCAGTAGAAACTATATACATAAATGATATTATCACTACCTGTAGCCATGAACAACATATCATATTTAGAACTACCTGCCATAACCTTCATACCTGTTGGTACATATTGTGGACAATGTGCTGTAATATTAGCCGCATCATTAGCCGCAGTATCAGGTACTACAAAGTATTCTCTAACTTGTGTAGTCTCTTCTTTATTAATAGTAAAGTATACATTAGGTCCAAGTCCTACTGGTTTAATGAATCGGTTAGTATCGAAGGCTGTTGACTGCTGTATTGATACATCTTTAGGTGTTAGTGTTTCTGCACCAGATAGTATGAATTGTGCTTTGTCTCCAAATAGTAACAGTTCTTTATTAAATGGTATAGCATATCTAAGTGCTACCACTTGACTACTATCTACTGCTACATCTATCGGGTCACTATCTAGTACATCAGTTACTGTTGTAGGGAAGAAGTTATAATACTCACCTACCTCTGACATAACTATATTCTCTCCAGATATAAGACCTAGTCTATTCTTAAAGAAAAATACATCAGTAATTGTATTACCTACAAAGCTTGGCTCTGATGCACTAAGCTCATCACCTGCTGTACGCATACCCCAAGAACTTGTGTTTAGTATGTTACCATATTCATCTTCTAGTGGTATTTCAGTACTATCATTAATCACATCAAAGTAGAACTTAATATCACCAGCTGCATCTTGTCCTCTAGCTAGGATGTGTGGCATTGTAGATGCATCAATTGTATTATATAGGTTAGGCTTAACTGTTTCTTTATACACACCCTCTATATATTGTACATAGTATTCATCAAAGTTAGATTTATCATCACCTGTGATTTGAATAACACTACCTTCAAAACCTAAGTTATTAGGTAAATCCTGAAGCTTCTTAACACGTCCCTGCCAACTCTCACTAGCTTGGTCACCCCATGAATCACTACCTGTGTATGCTTCATTACTCTCAGCTACATTCATAACTACTGAGCCTCTAGCAATACCTCCAATAGCAGCAGCTAATAAGGAAGCAGCTTCTGTAGAGTCATGGTGTATTGCTTCCGTTAATAATGCCCCATTCTTATATATGTAGTATGTGTGCCGTAAGAGAGCATTGTCACCTGTTGCTGCTCCAGCACTACGTTTAACCCAATAGAAGAATTGACTCTCCCATGCACCTGGTTCTATCTCTATAATTGAATATGATGTAGTACCTTCAGTACCATGTACAACATCTACCCATGCTACACCTAATGTTATAGTGTGTGAACCATCAGAAGCTAATCCTTTAGGCCCACTATGGTTAATATCTTCTATAGCTATTACTATGTCTACTAATGCCTCAGCAATTAGTACTTCAACTTCAGTATTATATTGTGCATCCTCTGTCTCTAGAGAGGTATTAATATCAAGTGTCTTAATATAAGATGTACCATCTACATTAACTGTAACTTCAATAGTACCTTCAGTGGTATATGTATAAGGGTATCCTCCACCTTCACCTACTAATGTATAGTTACTACATCCTAGTGTCCAGTATGTTGTTTCTACATCTGACCCTAGTGTTGTATCCATCTCTACTGTTTTAGTCTTATTAACAATATATGTTATATCCCCTATAGTAGTTAATGCAAATGCTTCTTTAGCTGGTGTAGTTCCTGTAGTCAAATAGACATCTGTACCACTATTAATAGGAGTACCATCTAAGTCGAAGGTATACCAGCTACCCCCATCAATAGCTATGATGTACTTCTCTAAGTCATCTCCTCTATCGTATGTGTGAACAAATACATCCTCCGTTAGTGATGTATTATTAGCCATGTATTCTAGTGGTGGTCTTTTACCTACACCAGTAACTACACTAGGATAACAATTTATCATCTCCTCAACCTGTGTGTCCAGTCTGAGCTCAGGTGCTTGACCACTAACTCCATTATATAATCCAGGTAGTGTTTGATTAATTAACATTATCTATCCTTTCAATCCTCTAGGATTTGTAGTTCTATTTATAATCCTCATAGTTGTACTAGAGTCAAATACGTTATAGTCCCCTATATCAGAGTCCCAATTTAACACTTCTACTTTAGCTTTCTCTTCGTCATTAAGTAGGTATTGTAACATTGTCTCATTACCTGTTAACCTCTGTACCAACATACGCGATGCTCTAGTAACAATATAGTGTTGTACAATTAAAGGTACATCATCAAATGGTACATCCCATATAACCTCTGCCTCTACTGTAGATGTGAATACATAAGTAACATCATCTTTATTATATAGCTTGTGGTCCTTAACAACATAGTCCTGTCCTGTATCTGTAGGGTCTACACTTAGTGCATTATCAGGTATAGCTATGTAGCCATCCATATCAGGTACAAACTCCCATACCTTATCTGTATTAAAGTTATAACCAAATGCTAACACTTGTGTTTTAATCTCGTCTAGTACAAGACTAGCTTGTTCTGCTTCAAATATACCATCTATAGCTTCAGTAGCTCCTAGTGTTTGTTCTCCTAGGTTTTGTAGTATGATATTAATTGCATTATTTAATTTATTCATATCTTTCCTTTAGTTTATTATAGTTGTTGTTGGCCTCATATCTCAAACCAAAAAAAAGGACCAGCTAAATTAATAGCCAGTCCTTATAAATTGCTTATGCTTATGCAGCAGCAGCGTCGATTGTTACTACACAAGCTGGATTAAGTACACCATAACCCATTGCGTAAGATGAAGTCATTAAATCACCTAATTTCTCAGGGATGTAGTTAGCTTCAGATTTGATGTCAAGTAATTTAACAATACCAATTGCATTAGTAGTGAATACTACAATCTCACCAGTAGCTAATCTATTAGATACTAAGATGTTGTTACCTGCAATCTTAGTAATCTTACCAGCATCAATACCACCGTTACCAGATGTATAGTCACTGTTTGTACCTTTATCAGATTGAACTAAGTTGTAGTAATCAGCAGGAGTTACAACTACGTATCTCTCACCTGGTACATCTTTTTCATCTAAGATAGTTTGTGCTTGGAACATAGCATCAATAATCTTGTTACCTTTAACAGAAGCAGCATCAGCAATTAATACACCTGCATCAATTGCAGCAGCTTCTGGAGTAGGTTGACCTGTAGCAGCGGCAACACCACCAACACAAGTTCTAAGAGTAGTAACTACGTCACCATCAATTGTTTGTGCTAACTTTCTACCCATTTCAGTAGAGTATTGTCCTCTAACTTCATAGTGAGACATTGCTTCTTCGAAGTTATCTACAAATACAGATGCATATTTTAAGTTATCAATAGTAATAACTCTTTCACCAGCTGCGATTCCTGATACATCAATATCAGTACCTGGTACGTGCTCAGCTACAGCATCAGTATATGAACCAATAACTGGGAATTGCATTTCCCATTTCAATAAAGTACGTTACCACTTTACCCGTCTTGTCCTTGGTAGGAGACAGACCGCTATATATTACTATATAGATTAGACTATATCTTTAAAACTGTTTAAATAATCAATTGCATTTTGTAATCTGTGTTTAGAATCTTTTAATAGTCCTAAAGCGGTATTACAGTTTGTACATAATAGACCTCTAACTTGACCTGTCTTATGGTCATGGTCTACAGCAAACTTAGTATATCTATTACTATTTAGTTTGCAATTACAAATCTTACATTGACCCTCTTGCTCAATAAACATCTTCTCATAATCTTGATTAGATACCCCTAATTTCTTAACTCGTTGTCTTTCAATACGACAATCTTTGCATTCATTAGTGTGTTTATTTGAATCCTTTCTAAAGTAGAATTCATCGAGTGGCTTTTCAGTCTCACAGAGTGTACATATTTTCATATATGTTTCCTTTTAATTTATTTTGTTTTACTCACCGCTTCCATCCACTTGGATGTACGTGCACAATGCACTAGTCGTTGAACGTTCCTATCTTTCGATTAGGCTTCGCTGCTGATTGTCCCATAAGGAGGTCCCAGCAATTCAATGAGTGTTTATAGAGAACCCTTTATGTTAAGCACTCTTACCTGAAGAAATAGTTCTAGTTTGTACTAGTCCCATGAAGATGTTGTTCTCTTCGAATGAAGTTAATACTTCTCCTGAGAATACTTTAAGAGCGATTGCTCTGTCTGAGTGTGCATCAAGTGTGTTAGTACCGATACCATTTGAGTGAATATAATTTGCCATGTTTTAAATGTCCTTGTTTTATTTTTATGTTTAATATGTTAGCCGTAAGTGGCACCTACGCGTGATATTAATATGTATTGTCTTTTATTTCCATCTTTGGTATCCCTATAAATACACCTCGATATACTTAATAGGGGCATCGATTTTATAATAGTTTTAATATTAAAAAGGTAGTGACAGGCGTTTGAAAGCCTACCGACTACCTAAAAGAGGAGTAAAGAAGTTTGGTCTTACATCATCAGTGTTAAACTTGTCTAGGACATAGGTTACATCTCAATGCCAAACACACCTTACCAATTACTCTTCGCTATCTTATTTTGTACCTGTGCTCTAAACGCAGGGTCTTTCTTGTACCTAACATCATGCATATCCTTAGTCATCTCTTGACTAGATTGATACCCTTGTGATGATGTAGTTGAATTACTACTGGCTTTAACTAGTGAGGGTCCTCGTGTAGCTTGGAACCTAGCATACAATCCTTGGATAGCAAATTCAGCTTGTCCTTCATTTTGTAAACTAGAGTTAAATGCTTCCTTATCACCATCCGATAATGTTTCTCCTGCCCATGATATCATATCTTGATACCCTTGCTCTCCACCAGCTAGTGATTGCATCTTAGATAAGTTCTGAGATACAATAGCTTCTTGTCCTGCAATATAGTTATCTACAGTAGCTTTATCAATACCCTTACCAGCCAATGATGCGTATGTATCCTCAGATAATACACCATTGTTAGCAAACTCTTGATTCAACTCTGTAAAGTCAATGCCCTTGCTTTCAGCTAACTCTTTAGCTTCAGCCTCTGTAGATACTGTATCACCCTCTTCCGCTTCAGTAGAAGCTTCTTTAGTCTCACCGTCATTACTACCTAACTTACCTTCTAGTTCTTTGTAAGCTTGTTCCATATCTTCAACAGACTTGTACTTACCTGCATATAACTTAACTTCATCAGATGGTAGTGGAGCATCATCTGCTACACCCCTCTTATCAGCATCACTTTGTAGTTCCTGTTGTGTTTGGTTTGTGTTCGCATCCATCTTGTCCACCATCGCTTGTTCGTGTTGACTTAGGTTTACGTTTTCTTCTTGGCTTTGTTGTATTTCCATCTTTAACTTCCTTCTTCTTTATCTCTCTTGTGTATGGGGGAGTGGGAGGAGCCATTGTAACTGGCAACCTCACTACATCATCCCTTGTTCAACTGCTGCTTGACCACCAGCTTGTGCTGCTGTATCTAAACCAGCTTGTCCAGCTTGTTGCATCATAGCTTGTTGTTGTTCCTGTTGTCTCTGCTCAGGTGTCTTAATCAGACCCTCTGTATCAATACCCAGTGATGTACCTATTTGTGCAATAACTGCATCTACATTTGAATATTGTGCAAATATCTCAGGTCCTAATAACTGCTGTAATGTTTGTGCAAACTGTACTAACTTGTTGTAGTCGTGTCCTCGTCCTAGTGCCTCTACACCAGTAACAATTACAGGCTCTACTAATCCCTCTGGGAATGTAACTTTAGATGTTAACATCATTAACTTAATTAATGGTAGTTGTAGTTCCTGTGTTAGAATACTATAGATACCACCTAAGGCATCCTCTAGTTCTCCAGCCATAAGTCTTACCTCTTCTGCCGTACCTTGTATTCAATAAAGTGCGTTACTTCTTTACCCGTTCTCTTATGAACTGCTATATATTCCTATATAGAGTAGACTATATCTTGTGCTTGTTTCGCACCTATATGTTTCGAGCCACTCGGCCCTACTCCCTCACGGGATAGTCGTTACACTAATTTACATTAAATATTATCTGTTATATGTGTCCAGTTTTTACCCTGACGCACTGACTTAACTGCATCTATAGATACATTAAGCTTAAGTCTGTCTCTAATCTGTCGAGCTGTTAAGGATGAGGATTTTAAAGCCCATATCTTTTTAACATCATCTTCAGTTAGTTTTGCAATAGGATTTTTTACACCTCTATTAGTCTTAAGTCCTGTCTTGTATGCGTGTTTCATATTATGTGACTGTGTACACCACTCTAAGTTATTTATTGAGTTATTATATCTATTACCATCTATATGATTAATATAAGGTAATTCCTCATGGTTAGTAATAAAGTGAGAAGCTACTAGCTTATGTAGCGGATAAAATTTATCTAGGTGTATCTTAACATATCTATTATTCTTAGATATTGATGTCCCTCGTAGTGTTTTACCATTGCTCTCATTCCGTACTATACCTAATGTATCTATAGTATAAGTGTGTTTTAAGTCTTTTATATTTAATGTGATTTTTCTGTATTCCATTTTTTCTCCTTTAGGAATTTAGTTAAAAATCTTAATTAGCTCGGGATTGTCCGTTCTGGAGTTCCCCCGAATTAATATAATTTATAGAGAGCTATTATGTCAACTCTCTCTGCATCTCTTCTTGCTGATTCATTTAGAAGGAAAGCACTAGCTAGTCTTCTCTGTATATCATTAAGTGTTTCATATGCAATACGTAAGTCATGTGATTTATCCACCTGTAGTGTAGATACATCCTGTGCATTACCTTTGATGATTGCTCCACTCTCTGCTTTAGCTAGTGTCTTGATATTCGTAGCACCCACTGGGTTAACCATGAATACAATCTTACTTGCTGCTGCTGATGCTTCTACAATAGACATTGTCAATGCTTCTAGTGACCTCAAGTCACCTAGGTATTGTTCAACTAAACCTCTACCATAATCTTCATTATGTATTGATGTCCATCTTAATGGTAGATAAGGCATATTCTTAGTAGTATATACACCTCGAGTACCTTCAAGTTCTTCATCACCAGCTTCTTGCCATGAGTCATACTTCTTAGTCTCTGTATTGTATTTAACAATTGTATATAGGTCTATGTCTTTATCTTCACTATCGTATTTACTAGGGTCAGGTAAGTCACTAGGCTTAACTCTTTCAAGAGTCATTATCTCTTTAACTACACCCTCTGGACTCCTCTTAACCACATAGTGACTTAAGTTGAATACCCTTGTACCTTCATCTTTATCTCTAAAGACTAATGCATTACCAGTAGCTACCAGTAGTTTTAAAGCTTCAAATATAGGCACCCTTAGTGCTTCTCTCTCAATCTGTGCACTAAGTGCTCTCTCAATATCAGCTAACTGTTCGTTAACTTGTGCAGCGGCTCCTGCTTGTGCTTGTTCCATCTCCATCATAGCAATCTTATCAGGTATGAACCTAAAGAAAGGAGCGTTAGGTGGTAATAGACTCAGTAGTAATTTACTCGCTAAGTTGTTAACAGCTCTAGCACCTAATGATTGATAAGGTGTAGCTAGTCGTGTATCCTCTGTGTGTGTCGCATCTACCAGTAATGAAGGTATAGTTAATTCAACACATGCTTTAGCTCTATCAACTACAGCATTCCTTTCACTATCTAGTTTGGACCACCTAGTTTTTAGGCTAATGTCTTCCATCTATTTAGGGATACCTAATCCTGAAGATGCTTTACCTTTAGTTAATGGTATCTGTAGCCTCTTCTTTCCTTGTGCTCTTTTCTTAAGGTCACCTCTACCTTCATCATCACCACCTGCTTTAAATGTTGCTTCCTCTACTGGTGCTGCTGGTGGGATAGGTGCTGCTGGTGCTGGTGTTTTAGATCCAAATAATCCGCTCATGTGTATTAATCCTTTTCTTCTATTAATTGTTTTATATATCTGATTATTTCTAATCTACCGTGTTGTCTTCCTTGATCATAATCGGATAATCTAGCTATCACTATCCTATCAGGGAATGCTTCTTCAAGTATCTGTAGTATTTTCTCTACATTCATCTTCTCTCCAATTCTATAAATAGAAGGTTCCAGTTCTTTTATCATGCCTCATCCTGTGTGACACTGAACCTAACTACATAAGTAGGTATACCCTCTCCTTGTATCTATCGGTATCTGCAACAACTCAAGACTAGAAAGTAACTCTAGCCTCGATGCGGAGGGGTCCACAGTACTACACCTTCCCCATCATATTGATGCATACACGCCAACCTCATAGTATTGATAGCACTACTTCTTCTTAAGCCCTTTGACCTATAAGCTAATAACGCAGCTACCCACAACTCTCTTTCATTAGTACAATCCTTTAAGGCTTTCTCAGCTCTCTTAGGACCCATACCAGGAACACCTTTATAGCCATCAACAGGATCGCCCGCTATACATTGGTAGTATTTAAAATGTAAGGCAGTCCACTCATCTACTGTTACATCTTTTTGTTTACCATAGTTATAGTGAGTACCAACTGATTGCATTAATACATCCTTATCGATAGCACATAATATATAATCCTCAGGATACTTAGTCTTTAAATACACAACAGCATCATCAGCTTCCCATCCTTTGTGTAGGATAGCTCCTAGCTCTTCAATCATGTGTTGCTTTAGTTCAGCTACCCATTCAGGTACTCTCATGCCCTTACGGTTGTGTTTATAGTCACTAACTACTTGATCTCTGAAGTTACCACTACCAGTTAAATGAAGCTCATAATCATCACATCCAGTAGCGAATGTAATAGAATCAAGCATACCATCAATAGCATCTTTCATATCCTCTATCTCACCATGGTATGTAGTTTCTCCATCACCCCAGTCAATAGCTTCTTCTACACCAAATCCTGCTTTATATATCATACTGTCTGCATCTATTAGAGCTTTCATTTATTATCCTCTTTTAATTATATCTTTAAGTTTAGCGATCACTCGCTCTAGGTATTTACATTCTTCATTAGTCTTGCAGTGTCTATATTCTGCTTCTAATGTTTCTACGTAGTGTCTAAGTCTCTTTTTCATTTATCCTCCTATCGTTATCCATCCAAAGTTATTCATAGCGTTGGTTATTAGAAACCACTCCGCTACTACTGTGTTTATTATGAATATTATTTTCCAATCATCAAGCGACATCTTGCTTTAAAGTGTCCCAACTACCAGTCAATGCACCCTTAGCATAATCAGTTACTCTTCCTTCGAAGAAGTTCACTAAGGATACACCAGATGTAACATCATCCATAAATGGGAAGGGGTTCTCTTTATGCCCATAGTTCTCTTTCATACCTAACTGTTTTAAAGCATTATCTGCCATGTATTCTATGTATGTTTTAACTGTATCCTTATCCATGTGTGGAGGATTCAAGTAATCAACTAATGATTTCTCATATTCTACAATCTCTCTTACTGCTTGGTATATATCATACTTAAGTTCATCATCCCAGATATCACTATTCTCTTTGATGTATTCTCTAAATAGTTTTGAGTTACCTTCTTGGTGTTGAGCTTCATCTTTAATACTCCAGTCTACAATAGTACACATACCTTTGTATTTGTTTTGGAACTGATACTGTAGTAACATAGCAAACTGTGCCATTAAACTAATACCTTCTGTAGCTCCAGCATATACTGCTAACATCCTAGCGATGGCTCGTCTAAATTGTTCATCAACTTGTGCATTACTCATACCATCAGCTTTGTAGTCTTCAAACTTCTTTACCTTAGCTTTATCAATATACTCAGTCTTACCTTCCATTAATGGTATCTCTAGGAACTCACTATAGATTTCATCTCCAAACCCTAGAGTCTCAGTAAGTAGAGCATAGGCACTAATGTGTGTATTCTCTCTGTTGGCGAATGTTCTTAACATCATCTGTACTTCAGTAGGCTTAAAGATTCTAAGCATAACATCATACCCAGCACCAACCATAATATCATTCTGTGTGAATAGTCTTAATACTTCAGTAATGAATCTAACTTCATCTGCATCAGCATTATTAAAATCTTTAATGTCATCAGCTAGAGGAACTTCTTCCTCCGTCCAATGCATCTTCTCATGTGTTTTCCAGTAGTCATAAGCCCACGAATATTTCATAGGTTTATACATCGGGTATTTAGTTGTTTGTTTAATTAGTGTGCTCATTCTTTCTCCTCTTTATTGTTACTGACAGCTTAAGCAGCTATCTACTTCTATTATTTCTCTATCTCTAAGTCCTGCACTAGCTCTTGTAGCTGCTGTTGACCTACAGTAATACAGTGATTTAAGTCCTTGTTTCCAAGCTCTCACATGTAGATTATACAAGTTAGCTACTTGCTCATCAGCCGGTAGGAATAAGTTAATACTCTGTGCTTGATCTATGTAAGGTGCTCTATCACACGCCATATCTACTGTATGGAATTGATTTAACTCAATAGCAGTCTTGAATACTTCTTTATCCCAAGCTGACAGACCTGGTATCTTTAGGTTCTGTATTGAACCAGCTTCCTTACCAATAGCTTTCCATACCTTATCTGTATTAGCTCCTAATTCAATTAGTCTTCTCTCTAGGTACTTGTTCCTTTGTGTATAGGTACCAATGTTAGTCTTGTGAACATAACTATTAGCTAATCTTGGATCAACTCCCTGGCTAGTCCCATTACATAACGTACTAATACTAGCTGTTGGTGCTATTGATGTACTATGTGTATTCCTTATGTAGTGGCCATATCTTTCACCTAATGGACAAGGTCCAAACTTAATGGCTGCTTCATGATTTGCATCATCTACTGCTGCTTTAATCTTATCAAATACTGTTATGTTAAGGCCTTTACTCATTGGTGAACCCCAAGGTAAGCTCTTCTTCTGTAGTAGTGAATGGAACCCCATAGCACCTAGTCCTAATGATCTCTCAGCCATAGCACTACGTCTTGCTTTCTCAAATCCAGGCAATCCCTCAGTTAAAGCAATAAAGCTTTGTAATACATTATCTAGGAATCTAGTTGTATCATATACAAATTGCTCTAGTTCAAACTCAATCTCATCCCAATACTCCAAGTTCATTGAAGCTAAACAACATACACCTGTGTAGTTTTCATTTGTATGTAGTGTTATTTCAGCACATAGGTTACTTTGAGTAACTTCATATCCTGCGTCTTTATATACCTGTGGTCTAGCATCATTTACATTATCTTTAAATAGCATATATGGCTCACCTGTTTCCATTCGAGTCACCAGCATTTTCTTGAATAGGTCAAATGCATCTACAGTCTTAACTATAGAACCTGTCTTAGGAGATATTAAATCCCATTGTCCTCGAGACTCAACAGCCTCCATAAAAGCATCAGGGATAGTAACACCATGATGTACATTAAGACTCCTACGGTTGGCATCACCAGTTGGTCTTCTAACATCTATGAACTCTTCAATCTCTGGGTGAGAGACATCCAAGTAGACTGCTTGTGAAGCTCTTCTAAGTCCTCCCTGAGAGACTGCAAGTGTTGAGCTATCAGATACTTTGATAAACGGGATGATTCCACTTGACTTACCATTAGCTCCAACTCCCTCACCGATTCCTCGTACACTAGACCAATCTGTCCCAATTCCTCCACCATAGCTTCCAAGCCAATTATTTTCTGTGAATGTGTCAAAGATTCCTTCCTTACTATCTTGTGTTTTGTTTACATAACAACTAATTGGTAGTCCTCTTTCTGGGGCATTACCATTACTACTAACGGGAGTAGATGGCATAAACCAATAGTTATGTATATATGTTTTTATTCTCTCAGCCATTGCATCATCATCTGCAAACTTAGCCATCCTGTCTAGCCATCCCCTGTAGTTCTCACCTTCTAGGAAGTATCTTTCTTGATACATATCCCTAGAGAACTGAGGTAATCCACTCCAACCTCTTGTGTCACTAATCATCATTACTCTTCCTCATGTATAAATTTATCTATCGATACTTGTGAATAACCTAATACTAATAACATAGGTACTATCACATCTTCAATAACTGTTCTGACGTTTGAAGCATCATCTATCTTAATTGTTGTTACTTTTCCATATGCTGTACATACGAATTCCATATCATTATTCAATAACATTGTTTTCAAGCTCCTTAATCCATTCTTCAAGATACCAAGAAGCTTTCTTTAAATCTTCTAACATATCATTTTTTTGTCTCATATACTTCAGTACGTTTTGTTTACAAGCACCTGTAATCTCTAGGTGTGTAGCATTAGCAGTAAAGTATGCCCAAGGCTGTATAGCCATGTCTTGATAGTGACTACCACCTACTTGTGTTCTTACATTATCTTCCACATTATTTCCTATTCTATCTAAGAAGTCATCTACATTATCTCTATTTATATTAAGTATGGGTTTTACATCTCCCCTATGCTCAAACTTTGTAGCTCCATTAGTAGGGACACAATTATCAGCCTGGGTACAATGATCAAATTCTCTATAAACACACTCCTCGCATATATCAGTCATCCGTGAGTCATTAGCTGAACCTCTTGATTTAGCTTCATATTTAGATTGAAAGCTGTTAGTAGGAACACAGTAATCATCATTCATACATATTCCGTTGCCTCCAGGTGTCTCATAATACATACAAGAATTACAGATACCTTTAGATATCCTCTCACTATTGTCTACTGGTTCATACATATTAAGCATCCCTAAAATCAAAGTGTTGTTGTTCAACATTCTTTCTAAAGATACCATCACAACCTAATGTACCTCTTCTATCCTTGATCTCATTATATGCTTGATCTACACACTCTAGGAATTCGATATCCAATACATTACATACGCCCCTAAGAGTAACATAGACGTCACCGATAGCATCTCTAATTTCTCTGTCATCGCCTTTATTAATCCCTTCTAATAACTCAGTTGTTTCCTCTAGTGTTTTGATTGCTTGCCCCATGGCTGTACCATTGGTAGTGATACCTCTCTCATAGAACCAGATGTCAATACCATTATCTAAATCTCTTCTCTTAATCATTGGATCTAATGTGTTCATTGCTCCTGCCATTATGATACCCAGCTTTGCATAAATAGTACTTCATTTGTGTCTATATCAAAGTGCATATTACTATTATATATCTTTAATGTGTATGAGTCAGGCAGCTGTACTGTCTTAACTACATCATTATATACTTCATCTCTACCGTCTGTCATTAATACTCTTATTGTCATCATATGTCTTTTATCCTCTTCCATTGCTTCTCTTATCCATCTTTCTGGTGAACTCATTTTCTTTTATTCCAATCATTTACTTCTGTAACACCAAGGTCTCTCTTGGCATAGTTAATTGCATCCTTCTTTGTAGGGTAATTACCTGCACTAGCTACTTGTCCATCAAGGAGGAACAGTAAGTGCCACCTCTTTGTTGTTTTATCTTTCTTATAATATGCTACCATTAATGTGTATCCTCCCAAGTCTGACCTACATCATAACTACCTCTTAAAGGTATTCTAAAATTTAACTGTGTTGTCACAGCATCAAATGCTCCAGATGCAATCTTACCTATATCATGTGCAATCTCTTCATCACATTCTATCTGAGCCTCATCGTGGATATTCCCTACGAACTCATATTGTGTGCCAGCTTCATACTTCTCTTGTAGTTGTTTATCTAATTCTATTAACCAATACTTCATAACTAATGCACCACATCCTTGTAGTAGTGTGTTTAGTGCTGAGTGTGGTGACCTAATATAATATGGATTACCATCTAGTGCTTTGAGTGTACCATTCTTCTTAACTGCTTCTTGAACACCCTCTGATAATTGTGCAATAGCTGGTATTTGCTTTAAGAATTTCTCCTTAAGTCTCTTCCCGTCTTTAGCTGTACCTTTAACGATCTCTCCAATCTTACCATCACCTGCTCCATAGAGGAAGGCGTATATGAATGTCTTTGAATCATCTCGTGTAGGGAGTCCAGCTCCTTGTTGGTTAAGGGTGTGGATGTCTGTACCATCTTCTTTCTTACCTTCATCAACTGCTCTAGCATAGACACCTCCATCATGTTTTGCCATGTAGTGTGATAATGTTCTTAACTCAAGACCATCAGCATCACAACCAACTAACTTCTTACCTTCACTTACTGTGAATAACTGCCTACACTCACTACCCATGTATGCTCTAGAGCTTGGTACCTGTGCTACGTTAGGCCTAGAGTGTGTACATCGTCTACTAACTGCTCCTAGTGTGTCAATACTACCATGGATACGTCCATCATCCTTAACCATCTTAAGCCAAGCATTGTTACCTTCAGCAACCATAGCTATGACCTTCTTAACATTAAAGTAATGAGCTAATATCTTTCCTTCTGGGAACTCCAGAGCATTAAGTATCTTCTCATTAATAATGGGGTTACCTTTCTCTGTGAACTCAGGACTAGTCCAACCATAGAAGTGCTTTAACCATCTTGATATATGTTGTCTAGAACCAGGATTAAACACAAGTTCTTTCCAGTGTCCCCACTCTAGGTCATCATTAAAACAAGCACCTTTTAACTCTTGTGATTGTCTTCTCTTATTTAGACTACCATCCTTATTAAACTTAGGGGCTTCCTTCATTACTATCCAATCTTTAAGTGGAGTAAATACCTTATATAATTCATCTTCAGCTTCCTCTGCTTCCTTTAGCAATTTAACGTGTAGCTGTTGTGCTTTATCAATATCAAACTTCCACCCATAGTGTTCTTGTCTAGCGATGATGTGTGCAAAGTCTTGCTCTAATCTCATGGCTTCATCTGGTATTTGCTTCTGTATTAATCTCTTATATAACTTAGCTGTTACCTCAGCATCTTGTCTACAATATTCTACCATATCAACTGATAGTCTTGACCAATCTTCATGCTCATCTTTGTAGTTACCTAATCTATAACCCCAAGCTTTAAGTCCATGACTACCTTTTAACTTACCAGGTAATCTCTTTCTATTAGCATCACCTAACATTAGGTTTGGATGACTTAACTTAGATGCTATTAATGTATCGTATGTATCACCATCGTATGTCCAATCAGGGTATAGCTTCTTAATAGTTGGTATATCGAAGTTAATAATGTTGTGTCCTACAAGGGTAGTAGCGGCAGTTAATAACTTTAAACCATCTTCAATACTACCAGCACTACCTTTAATAGGTCTATTTGTAAATACCTGTGTTGCAGGAGCATCTGGTTTTAATATCTTAACACTCATACACCAGACAGTAGTGGCTTCATAATATAAGCCATCTGTTTCAATATCAAATATCGCTATCATTATTAATCCCTCTCCTTTTAAAATCAGGTTCTTCTAACCCACATCTACTACAAGATTTCATTTTGATTCCCAATTAGCACAATAGAATTTATCCCCAGTTATATGCTCGCTTGTTATGCCTTGATTCTTAAATCCAACACACCATCTTAATGCTTTGTTTGGAGATTGCACCCAATACTTACAACTCTCACAAGTTCTAGACTCAAAACTAATGCAAGTATCAATGACTGAATTTCTAATTATATTAAACTCTCTAGTCGTTAAGTTAAACTTACTATCTAAATTGTTTACAACTTTATCTATTATATGCTCTCTAGTCACAACAACTCCTTTGTCTGTCAGTCTCACAATGTGTTTTAAATATCATTAATAATCCTCCTCATCATTTATTAGATCTACTTGTTGTATCTCGTCACTCTCCATTAAGATACCAGTGTCGATATCATATATAAACCCTATTGTTTTACCAGTAGCCTTACCAGAGAACCTATCTTTAATACACCTTACTAGACCCTTCTGTCTTTCCTCTGGGTCATCATGTATTGTGTTTCTTTCAACACCTAACATAAAACTACTCCATCTCATGATAGCTCTTGAGCCTGTGAATTGTGCTTGTTCTACTCTACCACCAGCTTCATGTGCATTACCTGTCTTGGGTGGATTAAGATGTGATACAACTAGTATCCATATATTTAATTCCTTCGCTAGTGCAGCTACATCAGCCATTAAAGCATCTAAGTTACGTCTCTCATCTTGAGCATGAGCATTAAGAGCAGTTAAGTTATCAATATAGATATGCTCAACACCATAGTTATGCACCATGAACTTAATCTTATTACTAATTGTTTCCCAATCAATAGCTCCGAAGTTATCGTAGATATAGAGGTCCTTTATATTAGTAATTGTATTCCTTAAATCTTCAGGGTTGTGTTCACTGTCTGGTAGGTGATAGTGTTGTCCGTCTATCTTACCAGCAATACGTAATAAGGTTTCTCTTGTCTGTTGCTCCAGCATAAAGGTACCTACTTTATAACCTCTCTTCATATCATCAGATATAGATTGCATTACAAAGTCTGTCTTACCTACGGATACACCAGCACCTAATGCTACTACCTCACCTAATCTTCTACCATATGTTATGTCTGTCATCTTCTCAAACATCCATGGTCTACCATATTCAATAGGCTTTAGTGCCTCCTCTAGTAGTTCCTCTGGTAGGATAATACCTTCTGGTTTAAACATCTCAGCATTATAGAATGTATTAACTACTCCTGCTTTACCTAGATGTTTTAATACATCATTAGCGTCCTTGTAATCAACGTGACGGGCTATCTTTACTTTACCAATAGGTAGTATAGGGATAACACTATCGAGGGCTTCTCGTCCAGCTCTGTCGTTGTCGAACCAAAGTACAATCTCATCATAACCTGATATAAACTCTAGGTGTTTAGCTATTTCTCTTCTAGCACCAGAGGCACCAGATGATATAGATACAACATCCCACTTGTTATCAAATGCTTGACTCACAGATAAGGCATCAATCTCACCTTCAGTTATAGTTAGTTTCTTACCGTTACCTCTACAGTTTTGTTGATTAAACATTAGTGCTTCTTTTGTATTACCAATGAATACAAAGTTCTTATCTTTATCCCTTACCTTTTGAGCTACAACTTGACCATCAGTATTATAATAGTTAGCTACTTGTACTGGCTTTCTTTTGTAGTGAGCATTACCATAACCCATGTGTCTACATGTTTGTTCATTGATCTTACGAGCAACCAGTGTTACTGGATCAACATCTTGTATTAAGTTGCCTGCCATGGTTCGATGTCCTTCATGCTTATCAGTGGTTTTGCCAGCATCGCCATTAGGATTATAGGTATTGCAACTAAAGCAATAAGCACCGCCGTCAACATAATACCTAACAGCATCGCTACTACCACAGCTATTGCAACCATGACATCCAGGAAGTAATTCACTATTATCTTCTCTAACATAACTCATGGGCTTCTTCATAGCATGTTCTATAGTAGTCCCACATCTCTAATGCCTCATGGTATTCTAGGTATTCATCTTCATACATTAAATCACTTATATAATTCCCTTTACTTATCATTCTTTATTCCTTTTATTGTTACTTCTATTCTTGGGCTGTGTCTGTCCTGCTCCACTACTTCCCAACTACTGCTGGTATGATGCTGTACATTATCATCATCAACTATACCGTGTTCTTGTAGTGCGTCGAGTAGAAATTTACCAGCTACAGCTACAAGATTATCACCATCTGACACCTTATTCTTATAATAAATTTTAAAGTGAGTAGTAAACGGAGATGTTATATTAACATCATTTTCTAAGCTTTCTAATACTTTGCCTACTCGTATACTATATTCTTGTTTTACTTTATTCCTCGCTCTGTAATGAGCTGTACCATACCAATTTAAACCTATCATATACTTCTTACGGACTCCGTGGTAGATGGGCACTGTTATTTTCAGTGTCCCACCTTTTGTTACCTTGGCTTCAAACATCTATTAGAAGTCATCCGATAATGTATCATCATCTGATTCAAACGTATCATCATCAAATAGATCATCAGATCCACCGAACTCAATGATGTCTTTTAATACAACTTTGTTTAAGTAAGCTGTAACACCTACTTTACCTTGCATTACATAAGGTTTTAAGTATAACTGTGCCACTACTGTAGAACCATTACCTACTAATACATCATAGTCTTTAATAACTTTCTTACTGCTATCTAGGATATCTGGTTGGTTCTGATTAGCTGTAGAGATAACTGATGTACCATCTGCATCACCATCAGCATTAGTACCATCTTGAATCTTAGATACCTTAGTTGCTTTCTTGCCTGTGTCAGTAGTGTATTCATTATAGGCATTATCTAGTAACTCACTAACGATTGCACCGAATGCTTTTCTACCCTTAGCTCCACCATTCTCTTTGAATGATACCTCTTGATTTAACTGCTCTGGTGTAAATACTAGTTTACCACCAAACTTACCTGTGTATTCGTTTACTTCTGCTAAGCACATGAATAATGTTTTTGCCTCTGGAGTAACTACTGTTACTGGATTTGTGTTGAAATTGTAGCCTTTTGCTGCCATTTGTTTTCCTTTTGTTTTATAATTGTTAACACTTTCATGCACCTCTTTACTCGGTATCTGTAACACCCTAAGTAAACTTTAAGTTAGGAGTTAACTAAATATGTATTTACTATCTCTTACTTCGTTTAAATCTAGGGTGTTAATCATAACATCATCATCATATTCAAGACCTATTTCCTCTGTCCAGTTCTTAAGTATTGGCTCTGAGAACAACTCAATATAAGCCTCCCTTACCTGTGTTGACAATGTTTCTGCATCATTAGGACTTACACCATAACTATCATGGATTAACCAGAAGTTATCAACGCCTTGTTCAATACACCTCTCTACAGTTCTATACATAAGTACGGCATCTAATTGATGTATAAAATTAGGTGCTATAGAGGATAACATCTTTTGTTTATGTATATTATCTGTAGGTTTTCTTATTAAGAGCATACCTAGCTCCGTCCTCAGTCTGTGTTCAGTCCATCGTGTTACTTTCTGTAACATAGGTAATCTATATATTGGACTATGCCATTTAAGATACCCTCCTTTAGATGTTATTTGTCTAGTGACTTCCTTAATATATTGTTGTCCTTTAATAGCTCCCTCAACTACCTCATTAATAGCTTGTATATTGAGAACAGTTATCAATTTGGCTACAACCCACTTATCTCCTTGCCACCAGAGGTTATCATTAGCTTCATCCTCATCTAATAACTCCTTTACTTGGTCAAACATACCTCTATCCGTTACTGAATAAGGTGTAGTCATAACATTTCTCTTAGTTAATCTCCTATTTATCTTCCCCTTGAGTCCTTTAGCTTCAATCCTAGTAGATATAGTCTTCGCTACACCATCGGATGTCTTAAATGTTATCTCTTTAGGGTAGGAACCTTCTTCAATTAATCTATTAGCTACCACAGCTACATCCATATATATGTCACTACGTACAACTCTCTTTATTTTTCTCATCTCTTAACCTTTGGTGTTCTCTTCTATGACAGTTAGCACACAAACAAATACATTTATCTAGCTCTGTTTTAATTTTCTCCCATCCTGAATTAAT